GATGTTGAACATAATCACATTGAACCAAAAAGGACTGAAATTAAAGAATATTTGTTATCTAACGGGTACGTCTATTTAAGACAAAATAAATGGGATGATTGTTATAAACATTCATCGTTATAATGATATCTTAATCAGCGCGAAGTTTATATAATTTAAGTAAATTATATAAATAGTTCTACGCAATAAATACTAGTCTAAATGTCAAAATCGAATGCTGATTCAAGTATTTATAAAGAGTATTTCCAACACACTAAGAATTTTCAGAGTCAATATGGAAAAAACACCGTTGTATTGATGCAAGTTGGTGCATTTTTTGAAGTATATGGCATAAAAAATGCACAGGGCGATATTGTCGAAAGCCAAATTGAGGATTTTGCTGATACATGCCAATTAAATATATCAGAAAAGAAAATCGGATATGGTGGAGGTCAGGTTGTAATGGCCGGATTCCGCGATTTTACATTAGATAAGTATTTATTGAAATTGAGTGAAAATGGATATACTGCTCCAGTTATTGTTCAAGAAAAAAATGGAAAGGATATCGTGCGCAAACTGAGTCGCGTTTATTCTCCAGGAACCTATTTATCTTGTGATACTGATAGTTCTCCACAGATTACAAATCATATTATGTGTATTTGGTTTGAAACATATAAGGCCCATAATGGTGGTCGTGATAATATTGTCTATGGCGTATCTGTTATTAATATTTTTACGGGAAAGTCGTCGATGTTCCAACATGAAACTCAGTTTTTTATGAATATGACTACATTTGATGAGCTAGAACGTTATGTGTCTATTTTTTCACCTAGTGAGGTTATTTTATTGAGTCCATTTCAAAAGAAGGAACAAGATACCATTGTTCAATTAACTGGAATTCAAGCACAGATGATTCATTCTGTTCCTACTGAATCCGAAAAGGCAGTTCGATGCTCTAATCAAAAGTACATAAAACAGATTTTATCTGGGTTTTTCGGTGAAGAGTCATTTGATATTTGTAGTGAATTTCGCACACATAATATGGCCACGCAGTCGTTTTGCTATCTATTGAATTTCGTCCAGGAACATAATCCTGATTTGATTCGTAAAATCGAAATTCCTGAATTTAATAATACATCAACCCGTATGATATTGGCTAATCATACTCTTTCTCAACTTAATATTATTTACGATGGTAATTCGGATTCTAAGAAATCATCGCAACTATCTTGTGTTTTATCTTTTTTGAATAAGTGTTGCTCGCCAATGGGTAAGCGCAGATTTCAATATCAACTTTTAAATCCCAATTTCGATGAGCAGTGGTTGAAAACCGAATATAAGATGATATCGATGCTATTTGATGATAATTATTTTTTTGTTGATGTATTTAGAAAGCAGCTGGCACAGATTCGAGATATTGAAAAGATATGCCGCCAACTCGTGATTAAAAAGGTTTATCCTTCGTCTATTGCTTATCTTCATAAAAGTCTTAAGGTGATTGAGCAGACCAATATATGTTTATTTGAACATCGAGCCATTTCTGATTATTTGTGCGGAGATTTTGATACTAATGGAACAGCTAGCTTCCAATATATTGATAATGTTTGTTCCAAGATTCTCAAATTCATTGGAGAACATTTGGTGATTGACTCTTGCAAGTCAATTTCCTCCATGAACACATTTGATGAAAATATTATTCAACCTGGAATTTCCGTACCATTAGATGAAGCGGTAGCAAAATATAATGAAAACCAGGAGAATTTTAATAAAATTAGACAATATTTTAATGGCTTGATACAAAGTCAGGAGCATTCTGGTGATACTGAATATGTGAAAATCCATGAAACTGAGAAATCTGGCGTTTGTTTGCAAATTACTGCGAAACGTTCTCTTTTGTTAAAGAAAGCGCTTGAAAGTGAACTCACTAGTCGGGCCCCACATGGTAAAATTGATGGTGGCCATGTAGAACTCGATGGTGGTTTGAAAATCCCCATTAAGGATGTCAAATTTACAAAGGCATCGTCCAGCTCGGTAGAGATTACATTTCAAATATTAGACGAAACCTGTGCTGCTCTTTTGAGATATAAAGACATCATGAATGATTTGATTGGAAAGGCGTATTTAGCCGTATTGACTAATTTGGAATCAAATTTTTATGGTGAATTGGAGAACCTTGCATCTTATGTTTCAAAAGTCGATGTTTTACAGTCAAAAACATATGTCGCAAAACAATACAATTATTGTCGCCCTCAAATAAATTCTGCTTCGGATAAATCATTTGTTGACGCTAAAGATTTGCGACATGCGCTAATTGAACATATTCAACAGAATGAACTCTATGTGACGAATGACTTGGCACTAGGCTCAGTCAATAGTTGTGATGGCGTTTTATTATATGGCACGAATGCTGTTGGTAAAACTAGTTTGATACGCGCACTTGGCGTTGCTGTTATTATGGCGCAAGCGGGAATGTTTGTGCCTTGCTCCCAATTTGTTTATAAACCCTACACGGCTATTTTTTCTAGGATATTGGGTAACGATAATCTATTTAAGGGTCTCTCTACTTTTGCAGTTGAAATGACTGAACTCCGTATTATTTTAAAGATGGCGGATGAAAATAGTTTGATTTTAGGCGACGAATTGTGCTCCGGTACTGAAACAGAGAGCGCACTCAGTATTTTTGTAGCCGGATTAATGACCCTTAATGAAAAACATTCATCTTATATTTTTGCTACGCATTTTCATGAGATTGTTAACTACGAAGAAATCTTGGCTTTACATAAGCTGTCAATGAAACACATGTCCGTAACATATGATATGGCATTAGATTGTTTAGTGTATGACCGTAAGCTAAAAGATGGTTCTGGGCCGAAAATCTATGGTCTAGAAGTCTGTAAATCATTGTATTTGGAACCAGAATTTTTGGATTTGGCATATAGGATTCGGAATAAGTATTATCCAGATAGCCGTGGTGAATTGTCGAGTCCTTCCAGCGTTTATAATTCATTAAAGTTGCGCGGAAAGTGCGAAATATGTAATAATCAGATGGGTGAAGAGACTCATCATTTAAATCCACAGAAGAATGCGGATGTAAATGGGTTTATTGGTAGCTTTCATAAGAATCATGTAGCCAATTTGTTATCAGTTTGTGAGGCGTGTCATGATAAGATTCATGCAACTACTAATAGTGTTATGATAAAAAAGAAGACGACTAAAGGGTTTGTTCTTCGTTAGAATATGATAATTTTTATTGACAATTTCCGTAGCATTTGCCCTGGAAATAATAATAGTCGCGGTTTCGCACATATATATCACTAAAATTTGACTTTACGGCGGGCCCTTGTTCGTTGCCGCTTACGCATTTGGAGCCGCCTAATAAAACGCAACATGAAGTTGACGCACACGTATTTTTATCTAATTTTTGGCACGCCTCTTCTAATTGGTCGGGCTGACCTTTATAGTATGAACAAACACCACCCAACATATATGCTGGATTTAGAATTTCTCCAACAGTTGATTGGCCGGTGGTGCGGCTTAGATATACACTATCTTCATAATTGGGAACATAAGTAGCTGCACCAAATCTAAATGTAGTTGGGTCGTAATAATTGATATCACCCTGTACATTTGTTTTTGAGATTTTTATGTAGTATGGATTAGTACTCATTGTGGCAATTGATTGCGCAATGGCGTTGTTATCCCCGCTACTTATTGCGCTCTGATATGACATAAAATCTAAATTAGATTGATTGAATATTTTATTTTGCGCGTCTAATTCGGCACTTGCAGTAGCAATTGTTGTCGCATCTCCAGTTGACAATGCATTTTTATATGCAATCATAGCGGCTTCACGTGCTTTTATTACCTCTGGACTCAAAACGTATATATCATTGATTTTTAAATCACCAGTGCCTGTCTGGTCAACGATTTCCTTTTCAGTTTGGTGATATTCAATATCGACATTGTCTGAATTGTATTTTGCAGACGCAATGCTTGCCGCAGCTGCATCATATTTAGGATTATATTTAGGTTTTCCTGATTCATCTAACTGTATTTGGCCATCCGCATCTAATAAATATATTGTCGGGTTATATTGAACTTGTTTTTTAGAATTTAATATTGCATATCCATTAGCGTCGAGTTGAATGTCAGGGTTTGTTTTCTCAACAATTCCTTTGCTATTTAATTTTTTTATAATGACTGCTCCTTTATTTCCATATACTATATTGCCAGTTCTGTCTCTTAAATAACTTCCTACATTTACATCCATGCCCTTGTTTATTTGCTCTAGACCTTCTTTAAATCCAATTACATATAGTCCAATTGCTAAACTTATAAAAAGTATGGATAATAATATTATTATGTTTCGTTTATTCATTAGTACACCTATTTTATATATCGATAGATTTATTTTACACCGATGAACATTTAAAATGGGACAAACCGCCTGTGGCGGTTTGCCTTTTAATTGATTTATCGGTAACGTTGCCCTTAAATATCTAGTGAGACGCCCAAAGGGCGTCCCATTTTAAATATTCAAGGGTGTATAAATCAAAAAATTGAACTTAATCCGTATAAAGATAATATTACGTAACTATATACTCTCAACAATGATTATTCCAGTTAAATGTTTTACGTGCGGTAATGTTCTAGCAGACAAATATCGCTACTTCCAAAATGAGGTGCGCCGTCTTAAGCTATCCCAAGGAATTAATGTGGACAAGGTAGTTTATTTGACCGCAGATAAAGTTGAAAAAACCGCGGAAGGAACGGTTTTAGACGATTTGGGCTTGCATAATGTTTGTTGTCGTCGACATATGTTGACCCATGTGGATATTGAATAAGCAGTTGCCTCACCTAATAATATTTATTTTTTTATATGCGTATTATAAAGATATACTTTATGGCGCGAACCAATAATCGTCGTAAAACTGTGCGAAAAAATAAAAGACGACCGAAAACAGTAAAAAGAAACCTATATTTGGGTGGCGGATGCCCTTGTCAATTAGGGCTTCAGGGTCAAACTGGAGGTTATGGTGCGGCTAGTCTTCAACCCATTCCGTTGCGCTCTTATTATGAGATGAATAGCTATAGTAACGACCCTAGTGTTGCTACTATTTCTGCTAGAAATTTGCCAGATATTAAAGGGGGCAAGAGAACTAAACGTGCAAAAAAATATTTGAAGCGAATTAAGTACAAGGTTCAGAAAGGAGGTAATCCTACCGTTATTGAATATACCGGAACAATTGATGGAGCAATCCTTGGTAGAGAACTAATAAATGGAACAACTGTTGTTGACCCAGCGCCATATGTTCAACCAACATTGAATATTTATGCACATCCGTTAGCATAATCTCCGAATATACGTAGTTTAGGATATAATATATATATTAAAATATGCGCGTTAATATATATTAACATGGCGTCTGTTGCTGGATTAAGAAATTTATGTACTCCCGCGTATACTTATTTAGTATTATCAGTTATTTTATTGCTTGTCATGGTTTATCAAAATTATGGTTTGGGCAATACCTATTGTCTCGGCTCTTATTCGTGCGACGTAACAAGCACAACTATGATTTTTGTCATTAAAATCCTTTATGTTCTATTTTGGACATGGGTACTAAATTTAATTTGCAGAGCCGGTGCGCCAAATTTTGCCTGGTTCTTAGTATTATTCCCGTTTGTACTCTTATTTGTTCTTATCGCATTATTGATGACGCAATAATTTATTTACCAATTAGTGTTTGTTCGGCGATTTTCTGATACATTTTTCCGCCGTTGTCACCATTCTGTGGTGGCCTATATAATTCATGAATTTTGATTTCATAGTATCTAGTTATGATATCTTGAATGTTTTCAAATAATCGGTTTGCGTTAGCTATGCTTGCTAACTCAAACGAATTACAAGGTTCACCATATTCTTGTTGACTTTTTTTGTCCGCAATCCTTACTTTTTCGATTAATTTTTCTGTTATGGGGTCAGTTATCGATACAGCGATTTGCCCGCCTAAATAATATTTATTTTTTACGTTTCCAACAGTGTTAGCGGCATTATAATAGTTGTCAAGTGCATTTAATGACAAATCATTGAAATGTTCATTGTTATATTTTACAAAGTCTATTAGTTGTGCTAGAGACGGTTCTTGTCCAAATAGTTCTTCCGGTGGATTCATTATAACGAATATTAGTGCACGTTTTATATTATTCAATTTTTTGTAGTCTTATTTAAATGGACCCTGGGTTACTTAGAAAAATCCCTCTTGATGTCATTATAAATCATATTATTCCATATACTTATGCTAAACAACCTCCGCGACTTATGTCAGATATTCGTAGTTTTCACGAAGATTATAGAATTATTGCAAACTACTATTATTATGAATTAAATGAATATATTTTATTACGTGACATAGTTTATTTTTATAATAGCGGGCATCCAATTGACGCGGGAATAGAACAAGCATTTGTGTATAAATTAAACCGAAATATATCTCTACAAAAAAAGCCTTTAGAACAGAAATATGTATTTATAGTATTAAGGTATTATGAGAATATTATTGTAAATGCAGATAAAAAGATAAAATTTCTATGGGGCTTACTAACCCCTCGCGAACGAACCGCATTTATTAACAGATACATAATCCCTCAATAGTGCACTTCGAAAAAATTGAATAACAATAATGTTTATATAAAATATATAGAACTATCTCATATATTTTATAACCATGAATCCAACACTATCTAACATTTCTGAGGAAGGCGACTTATATAAGTTTACCTTATCTGGGATTAATGTCAGTTTAGCAAATGCCATTCGTAGAACAATTCTATCTGATATCCCCACATTGGCCTTTTACACAGAAAACTATAAGGATAATCAGTGTAATATTTCTTTAAATACGAGTCGTCTTCATAATGAAATTTTGAAACACCGTTTGAGCTGTATTCCTATTCATGAGAAGGATTTGTCAGTATTGCCCGGAAATTACGTGTTGGAATTGGATATGCAAAATGAAACTGAGAATATGATTATTGTTACGACTGAACATTTCCGCATTAAAAACAAAACCAATGATAATTATTTGACCAAGGAGGAAGTGCGCCGCATTTTCCCACCTCACCCAAAAACCAATGCGTTTATTGATTTCGCGCGCCTCCGTCCCAATATTGGCGATAATATTCCGGGTGAGCAACTAAAGTTGACTGCGGAATTCTCTGTACATACTGCTAAGGAAAATAGCATGTTTAATGTGGTGTCTAAGTGCTCTTATGGTAATACGATTGATTTTATCAAGGCAAATCAAGTATGGGATGAGCATAAACAAAAGTTGGCTGCTGACGAGATGAACAAAGATGAGATTGATATGCAAGAGCGAAACTTTCGAATTTTGGACCAACAGCGCCATTTTATTGCGGATAGTTTTGATTTTGTGGTTCAGACTATTGGCGTATTTGATAATACTGAAATCATTAAGAAGGCGTGTATTGTCTTGCAAAATAAGATGGTAGATATTGTAAAGGCAGTTGATTCTGATACTGTTCCAATTTTAAATAGTGAGACTACAATGGATTTCTGTTTTGATATTATTTTGGAAAACGAAGATTACACTATTGGTAAGGTTCTTGAATTTATATTGTACGAGAAGTACTACGTTACTGATAAAATCCTTACGTTTTGTGGTTTTAAGAAGTTTCATCCACATAATCAAGAGAGCACAATACGTCTGGCTTATGTCCAGAATACGGATAAGCGAATGGTAGGTCAGCATTTGCGAATTGCTTGTATTGAGGCAAGTCAGGTGTTCGAAAAAATATACAAGATGTTCTAGATTATTTATATTAGGTTTTTACTCATATTCTAAATAAAAAAAATTTGCATAAAAATCCTTTTACAAATATTATATTTGTATTTACGAATATCAGTGAATACTTTAGAATGAAAAATTGAATGAACATTTACGTATTGTTTTTTCTAACATTCTCTAACCCAATGTTCGCTTGGAATTTCATAAAACGCAACTTATGTTCTTGTGGCAGATTTAAGAAGTGTTATTTTCCAGTTCAGGGTGCAAATAAACCTTGTCATTCTGTCAATGCCGTAACACAACAACTCGAGACTAAATTGGAATATCTACGTGACATTGAATATAAAGACACTATTGGATTTGTCCCACCTATTATTACTGGAAAGGTCATAAAAGTATACGACGGCGATACTATTACCATTGCGTCAAAACTACCCAATACGGAAACACCTATATATCGATTTTCAGTAAGACTTAGTGGAATCGATTCTGCTGAGATTCATGGAAAAACAGCAAACGAAAAGAAGGAGGCTATTTTGGCGCGCGATGCCCTTCATCACCTTATATTTGGTAAAATGGTTCACTTAAAAAATGTTTCTACTGAAAAATATGGCAGATTACTTGCTGACGTCTATTTGGATGATTTACATATTAATCAGTGGATGCTTACTGAGAAATTAGCAGTTCCGTATGATGGCGGCACCAAACAACGCCCTGCGAACTGGAATTAGTCTTTATATTATTTTTAAATAACACTTAAAAAATTGAACTAAATGTTATTTTTTATTGTATGTATAACCAATTTAAAATATGGAGAAGCGTATTAATAAGAAAATTGAGACTTACGTAACGTCGTTTAAGGACGATATCCGAAAGAAAATCACCGAACTAGCTTTTGATGAAAAACAAAAGCTAAATGACCTGTTAGAATACATCTACGATTATGAACGTTTATCTGTTATCAAGGACGACCTAATTAAACGTAAGCGTATCAAGAATTCTATTCCAAACTCTAACCGGTGTAGTGCGAAGCGTGCCAATGACGAACAATGTACTCG